ATGAGGTTTTGGAGTTCGACCGTCTTTGTGGCGGTGATGGTCGGTGGGTTGACGGCTTGTAGTGGCGGAGGCGGCGGAAGTGGCAGTGGAGGCAGCGCACCCGCAGCGGCACCGGCCACGAGCAGCGACAAGGAACAGACGACCTCCGAGTCAAAGATGCCCGCCGATGCGTGCAGCGTCGCGTACTGGGGCGATTCGATCTCGGCCATGACGGCGCCGCGAATGGACGAGCGCCTGCATGTAAACGTGCATCCTGTCTACGGCGGCACCGCGATCGCGGCTCAAGCCTCGGTCCTGCAAGATGCGATGGCCGAGCGCTTCATCGTCATTCAGTACGGCATGAACGACTCCAACTACAAATCGCCGATCGAGCCCGCATTCCGGTCGATGCTGGATCGCGTGAAGGCCATGGGTCGCACGCCCGTGCTCACCGGTATCTCGACTGCCACGGCAGGCGAAGTCATGCTTCGCGCCGTCTACAACGTCACCATCGCGAATCTCGCGAAGGAATACGGCGCGCTCTATGCGAACTGGCCCGGAGACGTGGCCTATGACGCTGGTTCGCTGATGGCCGACGGCGTCCACCCGACCGACGACTATCAACAGCGTCTCGCCGACAAGCTTTCCGCGACGATCCTAGCCGCCGCTCCCGGGTGCGCTGAAGCGCAGTGACCGGGTAGCGCACCAGACACGAAGGCCGCCGCGTGCGGGCTTTTTTTCGCCTACTCGTCGGTCAGATGCAGGAAGGAAGCGAACACCTGATCGCGGCGCTTGACTTGGCAGCGTGAGCGGCATGTGGACCGCGGTTGAAGTGGCCTCGCCTTCGAACACCGCCAACATCGCCCTGGCGCGGATCGGCAACCACAGGATCTTCCTGATTGCCTGGAAGTCCGCGAGCCCGCTACGGCATCAGAAGTTCGAGATCAGCAGTTCGCGGGCGGCCGAACGATGGTCAGCCGCGCCGACTGAATAGGTGATGGACAGCGAGCGAAGACGCAGACCTGCGAACGCTTTGCGCATTTCCGGAATGTCATTGACGCTCACGATCGCCTTACCGTGCATCGTGCGCAGCAGCTCGGCCATGCGGTCGTACTGATTCAAACCGAACGCTACGTCGTAGCCCTCGGTGCCCCAGTATGGCGGGTCCATGTAGTGGAGCGTGTGGGCGCGGTCGTAGCGCCTCACGCACTCGGCCCAGTCAAGGTGCTCGACGGTGACCTGGTGCAGCCGCAGATGGGCCGCGCTCAGGTCCTCCTCGATGCGCAGCAGGTTCAGGCGCGCGGGACTGGTAGTTGCCGTGCCAAACGTTCGTGATTCGACCTTGCCGCCGAACGAAAGCTTCTGCAGGTAGAAGAACCTGGCCGCGCGCTGGATGTCGGTCAGCGTGGCCGGCGGTGTCGCCTTGAGCCAGCCGAAGAGCTCACGGCTGCTCAGGGCCCAGCGGAACTGCCGCACGAATTCGTCGAGATGGTGCTGCACGACCCGGTACAGGTTGACCAGGTCGCTGTTGACGTCGTTGAGCACCTCGACTTTCGCGGGTTCCTTCATAAAGAAAAGCGCCGCAGCACCCGCGAAGGGCTCGACGTAGCAGGTGTGCTCCGGGAACAAGGGAAGGATGTGTTTTGCGAGACGCCGCTTGCCGCCGATCCACGGCACGAGCGGCTTTGCGATTTGGGTCATTGCAAGCCTGTGTGGAATGAAAAGTCGCCTAGATTCGGCGCTGTGGTTCAGGACGCGCCGTCGCCGGTCGCGCCGGTGGGCACCTCGTAGTCCAGGAAGGTCACGACCTCCTGGCCCAGCCACTCGTTGATCTCGCGGAAGCGCTCTTGCAGCGGCCTGATTTCATTGCGCGCGAAGACCTGCGCAGCCGGCAGCACCGCGCCGAAGCCGCCGGTGTTCCCAGGCACCACGCCCAGCAACTGCGGCGGGATGCGATGCGCAGCGAGCACGTCGTCGCGGCTCACGTTCTTGATGTTGAAGAAGTCATCCCTCGCGGCGACCTCGCTCACGGGGATCAGCTGCACGCCGTCCTTCTTGCCATTGGGCGAGTACAGGAACAGGTTGCGGAAGTTGCCCGGTCCCTTGCTCTCCTTCAGCGCGGTGCGGATCGCATCGATGTCTTCCTGCTGCTGCGCCGGGTCGCTGATGTAGAGGATGAAGCCGGCGTGGCTGCCGTTGTTGTAGTAGCGGCGCCGGAACAGCGTGGCGCTTTCGTTGAGCCAGGCCGACTGCAACGCGCAAAGGTACTCGGGCAGCCCATACACCTCCTGGTTGATGTCGGCCTCGCGCATGTGGAAGACGGAGCCCTTCTTGAACTCGTGCTCGTCCTTCCAGCCACGCACGAAGTAGTAGGTCTCGAGGTCGGCGCCGCGGCGCATGTACTTCGCCAGCGAATGCCGCAGGCTCACCGCCCGGCCGGTGCGCGACTCGCGCCGCTCGAGGTACGCGTTGCCGAAGGTAAGGTAGTCCAGCGCATAGGCGCTGAAGGTCGCGCGATCGAGCAGCTTGTGCGGCACGAAGGTGCTCAGCAGGATGTTGCGCTTGAAGTAGAGCGAGCTGCTGTGGTGCGTGCTGGCGCGGAAGGACTTGGCCAGGCCGTCCCAGCTCACCGGCGGCTCGTACCAGCGGCCGTTCATCCAGCATTCGAGGTAGTCGAGGATGTCGCGCCGGTCCATCACCGGCGTGGGGTCGCCGAAGGTGAACGCCTCCATGCGGGCCGCGCGTTCGGCCATTGCTTCTGTCATCAGGAAATCTCCATGAAGCCGCTGTTCGCGGCGGTGTGGCCTTCGAGCGGCTCGTTGTCGAGGGCGTGCATGCAGGCCCACGCCAGGTCGGCGTGGCCGGTTTCTTCGTTGCGGCCGGCTTCGAAGGTGACGTTGCGACCGCTGGCCGTGAGCGTCTTGCGGATGGCAAGAAAGGCGTGCGCCAGGTCGACCCAGCCGGCGTCGAACTCGAGGCGACCGCGGCTGATGACGTTCTTGGCCTTGAGCACCAGGCGCGTCTTGACCTCGACCGAGTAGTTGATCGCCTTCGCCGCGGGAAAGAACTTCGCGACCAGCTGGTAGACGCCCTGCCCCAGCCCGGTGGTGTCGATACCGATGAACGTCACGTTGTAGCGCAGCGTGATCTGCCGGATGGCCTCGGCTTGCGCTTCGAAGTCGAGCCCTCGCCACTGATGGCGCTCGAGCACGCGGAACCTGTCGCCGGGCCTATCCGGAGGCGCCAGTACCACGCAGCCAGCCGTGTCGCCAGTGTGCGAGGGGTCGTAGCCGACCCACACCGGCCGGTGGCCGTACGGCCGCGCGGTGAAGGGCTTGTAGAACTCGGCCCACTCCACCCAGGAATCAACCATGCAGCCCTGCAGCTCCGACATCGGGAACACCGACTGCGAGTCGTCGATGAACTCGCACATCAGCAGGTTGGCGAACTCCTCGGCGTTGTACTCGAGGCGCAGCTCGTCGATGTCGAACAGATCGCAGCCACCGGCCTCTGCGTCGAGGATGGTGACGATGTTGCGCCAGACCTTGTCGTCGCCCGTAGAGCCGCCGGCCAGGCGCGAGTGCGACAGATCCAGCGAGATCCGCTGGTCCTTCGGCCGCCGCTTGTTGAAGCGGTCGCCGCTCCAGTACGCATAGGCCTCGTGCTGGATCGAGCTCGGCGTGCTGAAGTAGGTCTTGCGCCACTGCTTGTGCATCGCCATGCCGCTGGCGACCTTGTTGAGCTCCTCGAAGCGATGCGTCCAGAAGAACTCGTCGAAGTAGAAGTTGCCGTGGTAGCCCTGCGCGGTGCGCGCGTTGGTGCCGAGGAAGTAGATGTGCGCGCCGTTGCCAAGGATGATCGGATCACCCGCCAGCTCGACGCCGCAGGCCTCGTGTGCGAACTGCACGATGTACTGCTTGAAGATGTGCGCCTGCGATTTGCTCGCGCTCAGGAAGATCTGGTTGCGCCCGGTCTGGATCGCATCGGCCAGCGCCTCGCGCGCGAAGTACCAGGTCGCGCCGACCTGTCGGCTCTTGAGCACCATGCGCGTGCGCTCGTGGCCATAGCGCAGCCACAGCTTCTGGTGACCGAAGAGTGAATCGCGGAACGCCTGCAGCAGCTGCTCGGCCTGCTCTTCGGAAAAGCTGTTGCGCACTGCCCTCTTCTTCGGGGCGGCATTGCGGCGCTCGATGTTCGGGTTGAGGTCCGCCTCCTTGCCGGTCTTCTCGTACTTGCGTACCCGCGCAAGGCGCTCGACCTGGCGGCCCAGGAGGTCAATCTCCTTGAAGTCGCCGCCGGTCTTCTGGTCTTTGGCAATGAGCTGCACCAACCGCGCTTCGAGCGCGCCCTCGACGCGCTCGATGGGTTGCGCCTTGTCCCATTGCCCGGCATCCTTCCAGCCGTGCACAGTCGTCCGGGGTTCTCCGAGGAACTCCGCGATCGACGAAATGCGCCATCCCTGCCAGTAGAGATGGCGCGCGGCGCGGCGCCGATCGGCGACCGGTGCCGTGGTCGCTTCCGCTGTTTCCGCAATAGCGTTGCTTGAAGACATGGCGCAAGGCTATGGCTCCAGCGCGACGACGAGAGCCCCGCGGACCGGCTTTCCCTTCTGTACTGGCGATCCAGAAGCCGAAGGCGTTGAGTCGCGCGAAGCGTCGGCCGACCATCGGTCCATCGCTTCACGAAGCACCACTCAACGAACCGCACAGCACACGTCATGGCCCAGAAATCAAGGATGTTTCGCGTCGCCACCGAAGGCGCCACCACCGACGGCCGCCGCATCGAGCGCGCATGGATCGAGCAGATGGCAAAGAACTTCGACCCCAAGAAGTACGGCGCCCGCGTCTGGCTCGAACACCTTCGCGGCGTCTACCCCGACAGCTCGTTCCGCGCCTACGGCGACGTGCTCTCGGTGGAGGCCCGCGAAGTCGAGGGCGGCAAGCTCGCCCTCTTCACTGAGATCGCGCCGCTGCCCGACCTGGTCGAGATGACCACGCGGAACAAGCAGAAGATCTACACCTCGATCGAGGTCAACCCGAAGTTCGCCGACACCAACGAGGCCTACCTGGTCGGACTTGCGGTCACTGACAGCCCTGCCAGCCTCGGCACGGAGGTGCTCAGCTTCGCGGCGCAGAACCCGAAGGCCAACCCTTTCGCGGGCCGCAAGACTTCGCCAGACTGCCTGTTCTCCGAAGCGATCGAGGCCACCCTCGAGTTCGAGGACCAGCCAGACGACAGCACGCTGCGCGATCACATCCGCGGCATCGGCGAATCGCTGAAGAAGAAGTTCTCGGGCTTTACGCGCAAGACCAACGACACCGTGAGCGAGCTGATCGGCGTGGTCGAACAGATGGGATCTGCCCTGACCGACGTCGCCGAACAGCAGCACGCCGGCGCCGGTGCGCTGTCTGCGCTGCAGAAGCAGTTCACCCAACTGCAGGACGAGCACCGCGCGCTGCAGGCCAAGTTCGAAACCATCGACACCACCGACGCAGGCAAGCATGCCCAGCGGCCCGTGGCCACCGGCGGCAACCCGAAGCTGCAGGCGACCGACTGCTGACCGGATCGCCAAGCCACCCCTCATTCAACACCCGGAACCCTCATGCAAAACGCAACCCGCCTCGTCTACAACCAGCTGCTGGACCGCCTCAGCCAACTCAACCAGGTGCCCAGCGCACGCGAACAGTTCGCGGTCGAGCCCAGCGTGCAGCAAACGCTCGAAACCAAGATCCAGGAGTCGAGCGAGTTCCTCGGCAAGGTCAACATCATCGGCGTGACCGAGATGAAGGGCGACAAGCTCGGCCTCGGCGTGAGCGGCCCGATCGCGAGCCGCACCAACACCGATGCGGCCGACCGCGAGCCGCGCTCGGTCGAGACGCTCGACGCGCTGGGCTACGAGTGCAGCAAGACCAACTACGACACCTTCATCAAGTACGCCACGCTCGATGCCTGGGCCAAGTTCCCGGACTTCCAGACTCGCGTGCGCGATGTGATCGTGAAGCGGCAGGCACTCGACCGCATCATGATCGGCTTCAACGGCATGAGCATCGCAGCCAACACCAGCCTGGCCAGGAACCCGCTGCTGCAGGACGTGAACATCGGCTGGCTGCAGCACATCCGCGAGGATGCGCCGGCCCGCGTCCTCGACGGCGCTGCTGCCGCGGGCAAGATCACGGTGGGCCCCGCCGGTGACTTCAAGAACCTCGACGCCCTGGTCTACGACGCCTACCAGACGCTGCTCGACCCCTGGTTCCGTAGCGACGGCGCGCTGGTCGCCGTGGTGGGCCGCGACCTGCTGCACGACAAGCTGTTCCCGCTCGTCAGCGAGCCCAGCGCGCCGACCGAGATGCTCGCGGCCGACATCGTGCGCAGCCAGCGCCGCCTGGGCGGCCTGCCCGCGCTCACGGTGCCGTATTTCCCCGAGAACAAGGTCCTGATCACGCGCCTGGACAACCTCTCGATCTACTGGCAGCTGTCGGCCCGCCGCCGCACCATCGTCGACAACGCCAAGCGCGACCGTATCGAGAACTACGAGTCGAGCAACGATGCTTACGTGGTCGAGGACTACGGTCTCGCCGCGCTGGTCGAGAACATCGAGCTCGTCGCCTGACGCCATGCGACAGACGCCCACCCAGCGCCACCTGCAGCGCAAGCTCGCCGTCCTCGCGGTCGCCGCGGTGCCATCGGGCGGCGAGTTGCAGGGCAGCGCGTACGAGCTGATGCTCGTGCAGCTCGCCGAGCACCGCCGCCGGCTCAAGGACATCCAGTCCGTCGAGCGCAAGATCGAAGCCAAGCGCCAGTTCCTGCCAGACTACGACGCGTGGGTGGATGGCGCCCTCTCCGCCGGCCAGGGTGCGCAGGACCTGATCCTGACCACCGTGCTGGTGTGGCACATCGACGCCGGCAACTACCGCCGTGCGCTGCAGATCGCGCCCTATGCGGTGCGGCATGACCTGCCGCTGCCCGACCAGTACGAGCGCAACCTCGCCACCGTGCTGATCGACGAGTTCGGCGCCGCGGCGCTCGGCGGCAAGATGACCATCGCCGAGGCACGCGAACACCTGCCGCAGGTGATCGCGCTCACCGAGGAACTCGACGCACCCGACCAGGCGCGCGCCAAGCTGCACAAGGCCATGGGCTTCGCGCTCATCGGCAAGACCGGGCCTGCCGACGTGGACTTCGATGCCGTATCGACGCCGGACGCCCGTGCCGCCCTCGAACACCTGCAGCGCGCCCTCGCCCTCTTCGACCAGGTCGGCGTGAAGAAAGACATCGAGCGCCTGGAGCGCCGGCTGAAGAAGCCGGACGTCCCCGCGCCGTAACGATTCCGGACCCCGGAACCCCGGCGGCTCGGGCCGATTCCTGCGGACCACAAGCCCTACGGATGAAGCCCGACCACCGCCGACCTCGCAACGTCGATAGCACCATCGCATGAGCTTCCTCGCCAATCCGCCCACGCCGGCACCCGGTGCCGAGAAGCCGCTGGCCAACGACGGCTGGTTCCCGGACATCGACCTGGCGCAGCTGCGCGCCACGGCACGGCTCGATGGGACCGTGACGCCCGATCGGTTGCGCTACAGCGCCCTCGCCGCCGTGCTGAGCATCAACACCGAGTTGGCGCCCTACAAAGTTGGGCAGCAGATGCGAGGTCACGCCAAGCTCGCAGAGGTGCCAGCACCCGAAGTCGACGGCGTGAACGTTCAGGTGACTCGGTACCTGCGCGCGGTGTACAGCTACGTCCAGGCCGACCTGGTCGAGCGCTACCGGGACTTCGACACCACCGGCGCAGGCGACAAGGCCGCGGACAAGCTCGAGCAACGCATCGACGAGCTGCGCCGCGAAGTCCGCTGGGCCATTTCGGATCTGCTCGGCATGCGCCGCACCACCGTGGAGCTGATCTGATGAAAGCCCGCGCCATGCAAGGCGACACGCTCGACCTGCTGTGCTGGCGCACGCTCGGCCGCACGGACATCGTCGAGGCGACTCTGGTGCTCAACCCCGGCCTGGCCGACCACGGCCCGGTGCTCCCCACCGGCCTGCTCGTCGAGCTCGCCAACCCCGTCGACGCCCCCACCCGCGCGACGGTGAACCTCTGGGACTGACATGCAAGACTGGATCAAAAAGCTCTTCAACGAACCCCACACGTTGGGGATCATGGCCTCCAGCGCGATCGTGGGCGCCATCGCGGGCCTTGCACAAGGCGTCGTCCAGAAGCGCCACGGCGGCTGGGGCGGCCTGCTGCGGGCCGTGCTCACCGGCGTCGTCGTCGCCATCATCGTCGGGCTTGGCATCGAGGACTTCGTGGGCTCCGAGACGCTGCGCCTTGCCATCGTCGGCGCCTGCGCCGTGATCAGCGAGGACATCTGGGCCGGGCTCAAGATGCTCGGCAACGGCATGCGCAAGGACCCGCTCGGCTTCGCCGCGCGCCTGCTCGACGCGTTGCGCGGCCGCGAGAGGAACCGACCATGACTCTCGCAGAAGCCGACTTTGCACGCGCCGCGGAGGCGCTCCGTTGCCCAGTCGCCGCCGTGAAAGCCGTGTGTGAAGTCGAGGCACCCGAAGGCGGCTTCGACGCGGCCGGCCGCCCGCGCATCCTGTTCGAAGGGCACAAGTTCAGTGCCGCAACGGGCGGGCGCTACGACAAGGCCTACCCGACACTCAGCTACCCCGTCTGGACGCGGCAGTTCTATGCCCGCGGCGCCGACGCGAACGCCAGGAACGCCGGCGAGCATCAGCGACTGCAGCAGGCTGCGCGGCTGGACCGCAATGCCGCGCTCGCGTCCGCGAGCTGGGGCAAGTTCCAGATCCTGGGCGAGAACTTCCGTGCCTGTGGATTCACCACCCTCCAGGCCTTCATCAACGCGATGTACTCCAGCGAGGGCCGCCAGCTCGAGGCTTTCGTCGCTTTCGTCAAGCACGAAGGCCTGGCCGACGAAATGCGCGATCTGCGCTGGGCCGATTTCGCGCGACGTTACAACGGACCGCGCTACGCCGAGAACAGCTATGACGTGAAGCTCGCCGCGGCATACGGGCGACACGCATGCTGAAACCCCATAGCCTGCGCGCGCACCTCACGGCCGCCACGCCCGAACTGCGGCGCGATCCGGACAAGCTGTCGGTCTTCGTGCGCGACGGCCGGCTGGTCGCTGCCGGCGCAGAGTCGCTTTCCTTCGAGTACCGCTACGCGCTCAATGTCGTGGTGCTCGACTACGCGGGCCAAGCGGACGCGATCATGGTGCCGCTGCTGGCGTGGCTGCGCGCCAACCAGGTCGAGATCCTCGAGAACCCTGCGCTGCGGGACAAGAGCGTGCGCTTCGAGGTCGAGTACCTCAACAAGGAAACGGTCGACATCTCCATCGAGGTCGATCTGACCGAGGCCGTGGTGGTCTCGCCCGGCGAGGATCCAACGGCGCCGGACTCGGCCAAGCGCTACACAGTGGCCCCTGCTGCCGAACCTGCGCGCGAAGGAGCGCTTGCTGCAGCGGAGCATTGGGAAGCATGGTCTAGCGGCGAACTCCTCGCCGAGTGGCGCTTTCCGGCGACCGAGCCGTGACAGCAGACGACCCGCTTTCCGTTCTTGAAGACTGGGTCGCGCCACTGCTCGCCAGGCTGACTCCCCCAGAGCGCCGGGCCTTGGCGCGCAAGGTTGGCCAGGATCTTCGGCGCAGCCAGGCATCTCGCATCGCCGCACAACGCAACCCTGACGGCAGCACGTACGAGCCGCGAAAACCCGGCAGCTCACGGCAACAACAAGGTCGCATCCGTCGCACGATGTTCAACAAGCTGCGCACGGTCAGATTCCTTCGCCTGCAGGCCAGCGAAGAAGCGGTCGCCATTGGCTTCCTCGGCCGCCCGGCGCGCATCGCCCGCGTGCATCAAGAGGGACTGCGCGATGCGGTCAAGCCCGGTGGGGCGCAGTACCAGTACCCGGCGCGCACGCTGCTCGGCTTCACTGACTTCGAGCGTGAGCGCATCAGGGAACTGCTGTTGGCGCACATCGCCGATTGATCCTGGCGATGTCCGTGTCGGGCCCGAAGCCGAAGTTCGCACAGACTCGAAGCGGTTCTTTCTTCAGGCGCGCCAACATTGGCGGATACGGCCGATGTCTCCGATCCCACGTAGCGTGTCCAGCTATCCGTGTAGATGTCCAAGTGCGTTCACCAAGGACCCGCGTGTAGCCTGAGGCTCGTTAGTCGCTGGCCAACCTTGCTGCCATAATGAGCCTCTCCCAAGTAGCGAACAAGGGACGACATGAAGCTTTCCCGCTTTCTAACGGAGCGCGCCGAGGATATTTTGGTGCAGTGGGAGGCGTTCGCGAAGACCTTGGAGCCCGCCGCCGCGTCGATGACAAGCGTGGCGCTGCGCGACCACGCGCAACAGATGATCAGAGCAATCGCGCTGGATATTGAAAGCCTCCAAAGCAGCGCGGAGCAAATCACCAAGTCACATGGCGAGGGCCCTGCCAAGTACCCGCAAAGTGCAGCCTCCCTTCATGGCAGGCTGCGCGAGGTGAGCGGCTTCTCGCTGGTCCAGCTCACGGCTGAATTTCGCGCGTTGCGAGCCAGCGTTCTGCGCCTCTGGCTGCCAAACATCGGCGAGTTCACCGAGGAAGTCCACGAGGAGTTGGTGCGCTTCAACGAGGCGGTGGACCAGGCTTTGGCCGAGTCGGCGGTGACCTTCTCCGAACACAACAACCAGACGCGAGAGCGCTTCCTGGCGATACTGGGCCACGACCTACGCACGCCTCTCGCCGCCATCAGCATGACTGGCCACCTGCTTGTGCGATCAACGTCGTCGGAGGGCAACGCGGCAACCGGCAAGCGGCTGCTTCGCAGCGCCGCCACCATGTCGACGATGGTCAACGACCTGTTGGAATACTCGCGCACCCAGCTCGGCGGGACGATGCCCATCGCGCCGGCCCCCGCGAACATGGAAAACATCATCAAGGCGGCACTGCAGGACGCTGCGTCCGCGTACCCGGACTGCGTGTTTGATTTCCATTCGCACGGCGACCTCTCGGGCGTTTTCGACGACGTCCGGATGCAGCAGGTCGTCTTGAATTTGCTGGCCAATGCCGCCCAATACCGGGCCAAGGAGACGAACGTCATGCTCGGCGTCGCGGGCGAGCTCGACGATGTTGTCATTGCGGTGACGAACTTCGGCCCCGCCATCCCCGCCGAGTCGCTCAAGACCATTTTCAGCGCCATGGTGCAGCTCCCGGTCGATGGCGAGCAGCCTGGGCGCCCGCGAACCAGCCTCGGCTTGGGGCTGTTTGTCGCTCGGGAAACCGCCTTGGCCCACGGTGGCTCGATCCACGTTTCATCGAGCGATGTCGAGGGCACGACCTTCACGGTTCGGATTCCCCGCGCCGTCGCGCCGTCAAAAATGGCAGGCCAGCCCTGCTGAAGAGCTGAGACCAATCGCCCTCGCGTTACGAACGACGGCTCCTGGCCGATCTCGGTCAGCTCGCCTCGGATGCGGCATAGAGACGCCACTGTCCGGGCACACCCTTCAATTCACGGGCGCCGCGATCCCGGAAAGCCAGTCCCGAGCCTGCCACGAGATCTTTGACCGTACTGGATACGAGAACCTCTCCGGGGCTCGCTGCGTTGGCGATCCGAGCGCCGATATGTACTGCGATGCCGCCGATCTTGGCGCCCATCACCTCGCACTCGCCCGTGTGCACGCCGGCACGAATCTCCAGGCCGAGAGAGCGAACACTGCTTCCGATGGCGGCCGCACAACGCACAGCCCGCGCGGGACCGTCGAAGGCCGCAAAAAAGCCATCCCCAGCCGTGTCGACTTCACGCCCCCGGAATCGTTCCAACTGGCGGCGTGCGACCCCGTAGAAGTTGTCCAGCAACTCATGCCATCGAGCGTCGCCAAGTTGTGCGGCCCGCTCAGTTGACCCGGCGATGTCGGCAAACAGGACCGTAGCCAACACCCGGTCTGATTCGCGGTCATGCCGCTGCCCGGTGAGAAACTCCTCAATGCGCTCCAGATAGGCGTTCGCGTCGCCGATAAAGAAGAAGTGGTCATCGCCGGGGAATTCCGCGTACTCGGCGCCTGGAATCCTCTGTGCCAAGTAGCGCGCGTGGTCGATCGGCATGATGCGATCGCCGACGCGGTGCAATATCAGCGCCGGAACCCGAATTGCGGGAAGGATCGGGCGTGCGTCGATCTCGTAGGCCATGCGTAGCAAGGCCACCGCCGCGCCTGGGCTGCACGCCTGTCGCTGGAAGCGCCCCCACCATTCGCGTGCTGCCGCGTCATTGGCGAGCGAAGGTGCAAGGGCGCTCAACAGAACTCCCTTGCCCCATCCCTGTTCCATCCGCTGCAGTAGCGCGTCATATTCCTCGGGCGGTGTTCCGAACGTATAGTCAGGTGCCCAGGCGATACGCGCGAAGGTTCCCATCAGAACGATCGCTGCGGTGCGATCGGGATGCGTGGCCGCGAATAGCAAACTCAACGGGCCGCCTTCCGATACCCCGAGTAGCGCCGCCCGCTCGGAACCGGCGGCGTCCATGACCGCGCGGACGTCATCCATTCGCTGCTCGAGAGTCGGCAATTGCACGACGGGAACAGGATCGGACATCCCGGTCCCGCGCTTGTCAAAAATGATGAGTCGGGCGAACGAGGCGAGGCGCCTGAAGAAGCGCGCCCAGCGCGGCTCCTCCCAGCAGTGCTCGACATGTGACACGAACCCAGGAATGAACACCACGTCTAGCGGCCCTCTGCCGACGACCTGATAGGCGATATGGCAATCCCCACTCTTCGCATAACGGGTCTCCGGGTGCTCTGCCATTTCTCACCTCCTCGAGTGACAGTTTCGAATGTCAGCTTACGAGCGTTGAGCCGCGTCTGGACCGGCCGCTTCTGCGGCAGCCGTCCTCGCACAAGCAGTTAGCTCCCGGTGTTGAGCGCTGCAATCACGTACTGGAACAATTCAGCCGCCCGGTTTGTCGAGCCCATGGCACCGCGACTACGGGCCTCTGCCTTGTGCTCAGGCGCGTTGGATCCAGCATAGATGATGAACGGGGTCTTGTCTCCAGCGCCGCGAAGCTTGTCCAAGAGCGTGTATCCCGCATGGGGGTCAGGCGGTCGCCCCATGTCAGAGATGATGACGTCAAACCTCTGCTTGGCGGTCAACTTGAGCGCCTCTTCCGTAGAAGTCGCAAGGACGAACGAAACGCCCAAAGCCTCGAGGGCCTGACGCTCGAAAACATTGTTTGCCGGTCGATCGTCCACCCAAAGCGCAGTTGCGGCGGTTGCACGACGGATGATTCGGGCATTGACGGTGTCAGCGACGACGGCCGCTGCTTCGTTTGCGTTGCGGGCAGCCGATTCCGGTGTCGTTGCCGCGTCCGGGCGCGACACGGATGCCGCAACGAGGGCAGCGGTAACCTCGGCTTGCTTCCTCTTCGCTGTGGCCTCGAAGCCGGCGCCCTTCAAGGAGAACTCTCCAAGGCTGTAGAAGAAGTCCTTTAGCGCAGGCGCAAACTTCACGAGCACCACTATGAGCACTGCGGGCCATACGAAGACGCCGAGGAGCTTCGTGACCGAATCGATCAGCTTTACGAGGTCGTCAATGTTCATCGATGCTTCCTGTGGATGCGCCGTGCCGACGTGCTTGCAGGCTGCTCTGCGTGGCCGTAGCTGCATTCTGAGCCAAGACCATGAAGCGGCGAGACTCGTTACCGAAGAGCTGGGCGCAATTGTCCGCGCGGACCTTCGCGGACCTTTTCGGGCGGCTGCAGATCGCCCTCCTGCCTCTCTTCTGAATCACCGATCCAGAAGCGATATGAAGTGCGCCCCGCGATGGTGCCCGGCACCATCGCCGCATGGTTGATCAGGGAGCAAGCAACGCAGAACTCGTGCGGTGCATCGAGAACATCGTGCGTGCGGGGACGATTGGGCAAGTCGACCACGCCATAGCGCGATGCCGCGTTCAGTCCGGCGGTCTCACCACCGACTGGCTTCCCTGGATCTCGATGCGCGCCGGCGACGTGCGCCGCTGGTCCCCACCTTCTGCCGGCGAGCAATGCATCGTCCTCTCCCCCGGCGGCAACATGGCCTCGGCCTTCGTCCTGGTCGGCGTCTTCAGCGATACGATCGCGGCGAACGGCAACACCGGCGACGTAGAGCGCACCTCCTACCCCGACGGCGCGGTCATCGAATACGACCATGCCGCACACGCCCTCACCGTCACCCTGCCCGCCGGCGGCACCGCCGACATCACGGTCCCCGATGCCGTCACGATCCGCTGCAACACCGCCGACGTGACCGCCAGCGAAAGCGCCACGGTTCACTCGCAGAAGATCACCCTCGACGCCCCCGAGACCATCGCCACCGGCGAGCTCAAGGTCCTGGGTCTGCTCACCTACGCAGCCGGCATGGTCGGCGGCGGCAGCGGGCCCGGCGGCGCCGTCGCGGTCATCAACGGCCCGATCGAGGTGCGCAACGGCGACATCACCCTGCCAGGCAACGACGTGGTCGCCTCGGGCATCAGCCTCGTCGGCCATGTGCACGGCAAGGTCACGCCCGGCAGCGGCACGACGGGAGCCCCCGCATGAGCGGCATGGACCGGATCACCGGCAGGCCCATCGACGCCATCGAGCACCTGCGACAGAGCGTCGCCGACATCCTCGGCACGCCGATCGGCAGCCGCTTGATGCGCCGCACCTACGGCAGCCAGTTGCCCGAGCTGATCGACCAGCCCGACAACGGCACCACGCGCGTGCGCGCCTACTCGGCCATCGCTGGCGCCCTCATGAAGTGGGAGCCGCGCCTGCGCCTGTCGCGCCTGCAGCTTTTCAGCGGCGCGCGGCCCGGCCAGGTCGTGCTCGAGATCGACGGCATCTACACGCCGCCCGGCATCGCCGCGACCGTGCTCGCGCTGCGCGTGCCCGTGCAGATGAGGGCCGCCGCATGACGATGGATCTCACCCTGCTGCCCGCTCCGAAGGTCATCGAGTCGCTGGACTACGAAGTCATCTTCGACCGCCTGCTCGCGCGCTTCCGCGAACTGCATCCGGACTTCACGCTCGTCCTCGAGTCCGACCCTGCCGTCAAGCTGCTGGAGGTCATGGCCTGGCAGGAGCTGCTGATGCGCCAACGCATCAACGACGCCGCACGCGCCAGCATGCTGGCCTATGCCGTGGGCAGCGACCTCGACCAGCTCGCGGCCAACCTCGGCGTGGCGCGCCTGGTCGTCACGCCGGCCAACCCGAACGCGGTGCCGCCCGTCGCCGCCGTCTTCGAGGCCGACGACCGCCTGCGCGAGCGCACGCAGGCCGCGCTCGAGGGCATCACGACCGCGGGCCCGCGCGACAGCTACCGCTTCCACGCGATGACCGCAGACGCCCGCGTGGCCGATGCCGGCGTCGACAGCCCGGACCCCGGTACCGGCAAGGTGCGCGTCACGATCCTCGCGGACAACGAGAGCGGCATCGCCGACAGCGCGCTGCTGGAGACCGTGCGCAACGCACTGAGCGCGGAGCACATCCGGCCGCTGTGTGACCTCGTCACCGTCCATCCCGCCGAGATGATCGAGACGCCGATCGTCGCCGTGCTGCACCGCAGGCCGGGGCCCGCCGGCGAGATCGCCGCGGCCACGGCGCGCGCGGCGCTGGCCGCATGGCTGCCGAAGACGCGCCGCCTCGCCGCAGGCCTGCCACGCTCGGGCATCGACGCCGCGCTGCACCAACCCGGCATCGACCGCGTCGAGATCCTCTCGCCGGCGGCGGACATCCTGTGCGACACGACGCAGTGCGTGCGCGTGACCGGCGTCACCCTCACGGAGGCCGTGGGCAATGAGTGACCCCATGGCCAGAGCCCGCCTGCTGCCGCCCAACCGAACGGCGCTCGAGTCCGCCCTCGCGGCCATGTCGTCGCTCGTGCTTGACACCGCCGGCCTGCGCCACCTCTGGCACGCCCGCGATTGCCTCGCCGAGCTGCTGCCCTGGCTCTCGTGGACGCTCTCGGTGGAAGGCTGGAGCGACGCCCGCAGCGACGACGCGCGCCGCGCGGTGATCCTCGACAGCATCAACATCCACCGCCGCAAAGGCACGCCGTGGGCGATCCGCGCCCTCATCCGGGCGCTGGGCTTCGGCGAGATCACCATCATCGAGCGCATCGGCGGCATCCGCCGCGACGGCACCGCCGCGCACGACGGCGAGTACGCGCGCGCACCGCTCAGCTCGACCTGGGCCACCTATCGCCTGGTCTTCGACCGGCCCCTCACCAACGCGCAGGCCGCACGCGTCCGTGCGCTCCTGCCCTCCGTCGCACCCGCACGCTGCCTCTGTGTGGGCCTGCGCTATGCGGCCGTCGTGAACAGCCACAACGGCGCGATGCGGCGCGACGGCTCTTTCAACCGTGGAAGCGCATAGCGCAGCAACAGAGAATGGCAAACCTCATCGAGACCGACCGCTGGGAAGAAGGGATCTACCAGTGGGAGGAAGACGACCCCGTGCTCGGCGGGCCAAGCGGCATCGACAACGTGCCGCCGCGCCAGCTGGCCAACCGCTCGCGCTACCAGCGGCTGCGCAACGTGACGGCCTGGGTCGCGACCTTCGACTACCCGGCCGATGCGTATGTCGCGTGGGCGGGCACGACCTGGAAGAGCATCGCACCAAGCCTCAACATCGCGCCGGGCACCGACGCCACCCGGTGGGTGCGCTGGGGCCACACGGCCAAGGAGCTGTCCGCGGCGCTGGGCGACTCCGTGGCCGCGCACGAAGAGAGGAGCGATCCGCACCCGGTGTACGCCTTCCGCGACGTGTTTGCCGCGGTGCCGAAGGCCTACGTCGGCCACGTGATCACCGTGAGCACCCCTCACCTGCGCCAGCTGGTGTGGAACGGCACGACGTACGTGCGCGCACCCTGGCACCAGCCCGGCATGGTGCTGTACAGCTACGACAACCCGGCCAGCATCTCGGGCTACCTGCCGGTCCGCGCGGACGTGAGCTACAGCCAGGCGAACTACCCGGACCTGGTCGCGCGGCTTGGCCTTTCCGGCACCGGCACTTTCACGCTGATCGAACTGCGCGGCGAGTTCATCCGCTGCCTGGACAACGGCCGAGGGGTCGACGCAGGGCGAGGCCTGCGGTCCGCACAGGCTGGCGACAACCAATCGCATGCCCACAACTATGCCGACCCAACCCACAGCCACTACGTGAATGACCCGACCCACGGCCACCCGGCCTGGACCGACCAGCAGGGCCACCACGGCCACTACTTGACGAACATGGTCTTCAACGAATTCGGCGCCGGCTCTGGATTTCCCTATGTACCTGGGAACCTGGGCATCGGCGGCAAGAGCACTGACGGGGCCGGCAGTCACGCCCACAACGTCGGTGTTGGTGGCTCGGGCACCGGCATCTGGCTGAGCGCCAGCGGCACCGGCATCGCCATCCAGGCGACCGGCTCCGAAGCCCGGCCGCGCAACGTGGCGCTGCCTGCCTGGATCAGCTACTGAGCGCGGCTCTGCACACCATGACCAAGACCATCTACCTCGTCGATCCCGAGACGCGTGTGTACGTCGGCCCCGCGCCGCATCCGCTCGACCCGGTCGAATCCGAACGCACCGGCAAGCCCGTCTATGCGGCGCTCAACCCTGCGCTGGCCACCGAAGTCGCGCCGCCGCGGATTCCCGCGGGCAAGCGCGCCGTGCTGGTGGACCTGAGCTGGGTGCTCGAGGACATGCCCGCGGCGCCCGCGCCCGTGCCCGCACCACCCCCCGTTGCACCCGCGCCGCCGCCAACGCCGCCACGCGAGCTGACCTTCGAGGAACGGCTCGCAGCGCTCCGCGGCCTGGTCCAGGACTACATGGACGCCATGGCCCACGCCTGGGGCTACGACGACATCAAGACCGCAGTCACCTACGCCGAAGAACCGGCCGTTGCGAAGTTCCAGGCCGAAGGCCGCGCGCTGCGCGCTTGGCGTTCGCTGGTGTGGGCCAGCTGCTACGAGCTGCTCGCGCGCGTGCAGGCCGGCGAGACCGAGGAGCCGACGGCCGAGTCCCTGCCGGGCCTGCTGCCCCGCCTCGTGCCGCCCGAGGCCGAGGTCGCGCCCAAGACAGCCGCGCCGGCCGACGACGGCCAGACCGAAGCGGCGCACTGACAACCATCGATTCAAGGAGAACCCATGTCCCTCACCGACTACCACCACGGCGTCCGTGTCCTCGAGCTCACCGAGGGCACGCGCCCCATCCGCACGATCCAGACCTCGATCATCGGCCTGATCGCCACCGCGCCCGATGCGGATCCGTTGGCCTTCCCGCTCGACACGCCGGTGCTCGTCACCAACGTCTACAGCGCCCTCGCGAAGGCGGGCACCTCGGGCACGCTCGCGCGCACCCTGCAGGCGATCGCCGACCAGGCGCGGCCCGTCACCGTCGTGGTCCGTGTCGAGCAGGGGCCGGACGAGGCCTCGACCACCACCAACGTGATGGGGGCAGTGAACCGCGAGGGCCGCTACACCGGCATGAAGGCGCTGCTGTCTGCGCAGGCCATGCTGGGCATCAAGCCGCGCATCCTCGGCGCGCCAGGCCTCGATACGCAGCCCGTGGCCGCGGCCCTGGCTGCCATCGCGCAGCAGCTGCGCGGCTTCGCCTACGTGGGCGCCTGGGGGTGCGAGAAGGTGGAAGACGCGACCGCCTATCGCCGAGAGTTCGGCGCGCGCGAGCTGATGGTCATCTACCCCAACTTCCAGAACTGGGACACTGTCTCCAACGCGAAGGCCGATGCCCCGGCTGCCGCCTACGCGCTCGGCCTGCGCGCCAAGATCGACAACGACACCGGCTGGCACAAGACGCTCTCGAACGTCGCGGTCAATGGCGTCATCGGCATCTCGAAGGACATCTACTGGGACCTGCAGAACCCCGCCACCGATGCCGGCGTGCTTAATGCCGCCGACGTCACCACGCTGATCAACAGCAATGGCTACCGCTTCTGGGGTTCGCGCACCTGCAGCGACGAGCCGCTCTTCGCCTTCGAGTCGGCCACGCGCACCGCCCAGGTGCTGGCCGACAGCATTGCCGAGGCCCACATGTGGGCCGTCGACAAGCCGATGCACCCGAGCATCGTGAAGGACATCATCGAAGGCGTGAACGCCAAGTTCCGCGAGCTCAAGGCGGGCGGCTACATCCTGGACGGCTCGGCCTGGTACGACGAGGAGATCAACCAGAAGGAAACGCTCAAGAGCGGCAAGCTGGTCATCGACTACGACTACACGCCGATCCCGCCGATCGAGGACCTGACCTTCAGGCAGCGCATCACCGACCGCTACTTCGCGGACTTCGCCGCGCGTGTCGCTGCGGCGTGATCGCCGCCCTCCCCTGAACCCCCGAGGAACAACCGATGTCCCTGCCCCGCAAGCTCAAGAACTACACGCTTTTCAACGACGGCCGCGCCTACCTGGGCGAGGTGCCCGAAGTGACGCTGCCCAAGCTCACCCGCAAGACCGAGGACTACCGCGCCGGCGGCATGAACGGCCCGATCAAGGAAGACCTCGGCATGGAGGCGCTGGAGATGCAGTGGACCGCCGCCGGGTACCTGCGCGACCTCTTCAGCCAGTGGGGCGCGGCGCGCCATGACGCCGTGCTGCTGCGCTTTGCCGGCGCCCTGCAGGACGCGAGCACCGGCAATGTCGGCGCGCTGGAGATCGTCGTGCGCGGCCGCCACACCGAGATCGACCCCGGCACCTCGAAGGCCGGCGAGCTCACCGAGATCAAGGTGACCAGCGCGCTGAGCTACTACAAGCTCAGCCTCGACGGCACCACGATTCTCGAGATCGACCTGGTCAACATGGTCGAGTACGTCAACGGCAAGGACCTGATGGCCGACATCCGCGCGGCGATCGGCCTCTGACCCCATCACCTCACCTACTGAACCACCATGAACACCGCCCCTACGCCCGCCCTCGACCAGACCACCGCCGTTGCTGCCGGCGACAACACCGTGACGCTGGACACGCCGATCCAGCGCGGCGAGACCTCCATCACCGTCGTGACCCTGCGCCGCCCCAAGGCCGGCGAGCTGCGCGGCGTCGCCCTCACCGACCTGCTGCAGCTGGACGTGACCGCGCTGCAGACCGTACTGCCACGCATTTCGAACCCCATGCTGCTGAAGCAGGACGTGGCCGAGCTCGACCCGGCCGACCTGGTGCAGCTCGGCACGAAGGTGGCGGGTTTTTTGTTGCCGAAGGCAGCGCTGGACGCCTCCCCGAGCGCGTAGAGGATCCGATGGCCGATCTCGCGGCTATTTTTCACTGGACGCCCTCGGAAATGGATGATTTTTCGCTGGAAGATCTGATGGATTGGCGCGAGCGCGCCCGCGAGCGTTCGGAGGCTCAGGACTGACTATGATGCGGCGCCATGTCGACCCTCATCGTCATCATCCTTGCCGTGCTCGTCCTCTTGGTGACGCTCGGCTTCGTATGGGCCTGCGCCAGTGTTGCCGGGGCGATCTTCAACAAGCTCTGGCCCCACCGGAGCTCGGAACAACGGGAGGCCGAGGCGATCCGCGCGCTGCTCGCAGAGATCGAGGCCGAGGACGCGACGCTCGCCGCGCGAGCCGCCAGCCAGCGCAGCAAAGCCCTGCGCCGGTCGCACGCCTGAATCCCGGCGCCGGAGGCTGTCGTGGCCTCCAATGACCTGCGCCTGCAGGTCATCCTGCAGACCCTCGACAAGGCCACCGCACCGCTGCGGCGCATCCAGGCCGCGAGCAGCGAGACCGCCAGCGCCCTCAAGGCCGCACGCGCGAAGCTCAAGGAACTCAACGACCAGCAAAAGGCGATCGGGCAGTTCCGCGAGGTGCGCGCCGGCCTCGGCGCCACGGCCGCCAGCGTGCAGGCGGCGCAAGCGCGCGTGCAGGCGCTGGCACGCCAGATCGCCGCAACAAGCACGCCGACCCGCACCATGGCGCGCGAGTTCGCCGCGGCCAGGCAATCGGCAGCCACGTTGGGCGTGCAGTTCGACCAGCAGCGGCTCAAGGCCCAGCAGCTGCGCGACCGGCTCTCGGCCGCGGGCATCAGCACGCGCTCGCTGGGCGAGCATGAGCGGCGCCTGCGCGCCGACATCCAGGCCACCAACCAGGCCATCGGCGACCAGACCGCGCGCATGAAGGCCCAGGGCCGCGAGGCGGCGCGGCTCGATGCGCTCAAGGCGCAGCACGGCAAGACCATGCGCCGTACCGCCATGCTGGGCGCCGGCAGCGCCGCGGCGATCGGCGCCGGCCGTGCCGTGGCGCGCCCCCTGGGCTCCGTCATGGGCGCCTTCATGCCGCAGGAAGACGCCGCCTCGCAGCTGCGTGCATCGCTGATGCGCAAGGACGGCAGCGTGCCCGATGACTTCCGCAAGATCTCGGAACTCGCCACCCGCCTGGGCGACAAGCTGCCCGGCACCACGGCCGACTTCCAGGACATGATGACCATGCTCATCCGCCAGGGCATGAGCGCCAAGACCGTGCTGGGGGGCCTGGGCGAATCGGCCGCCTACCTCGGCGTGCAGCTGCGCATGCCCGTCACTGAGGCCGCGGAGTTCGCCGCCAAGATGCAGGACGCCACCCGCACCACCGAGGCCGACATGATGGGCCTGATGGACCTGATCCAGCGCACCTACTACCTGGGCGTGGACTCGGGCAACATGCTGCAGGGCTTCACCAAGCTGTCGCCGGTGCTCAGCGTGCTGCGCAAGGACGGCCTGGCCGCGGCCCAGGAGCTCGCCCCACTGCTGGTGATGATGGACCAGACCGGCATGGCCGGCGAATCCGCCGGCAACGCGATCCGCAAGGTGTTCCAGGCCGGCCTCGATGCCAAGAAGCTGGACAAGGCCAACGATGCGCTCGCGGCCGCGAAGGCCGGCTTCACGCTCGACTTCAGCGATGGCAAGGGCGAGTTCGCGGGCATCGACCAGATGTTCGCGCAGCTCGAGCAGTTGAAGGCGCTCGACAGCATGCAGCGCACCAGCGTCATCAAGTCGCTCTTCGGCGATGACGCCGAGACGCTGCAGGTGCTCAACACCCTGCTGGCCAAGGGCAAGGAGGGCTACGCCGAAGTCGCCGAGAAGATGCAGGCGCAGGCCGATCTGCGCCAGCGCGTGGAGGCCGAACTCGGCACGCTCAAGAATGTGGCGGAAGCCGCCGAAGGCAGCTTCACCAACGCCCTGGGCGAGATCGGCGCCACCGCGGCACCGGTGCTCAAGGAACTGCTCCAGTGGCTGGGCGAGCTGGCCGCGAAGGTGGGCGAGTTCGCGAGGGAGAACCCGCGCCTGACATCCACGGTGGTGATCGCCGCAGGCGCGCTCGCAGCGCTGCTGACCGTCGGCGGCGCACTCGGCCTGGCGCTGGCGGCCATCGGCGGCCCGCTGCTCGGGCTGCACTTTGGCATGCAGATGCTGGGTCTGAACGGTGGAATGGTGGTCGGTGCACTGAAGGCCGTCGGCGGCGCAATCGCCTCCGTTGGCCGGTTCTTGCTGATGAACCCGATCGGCCTCGCGATCACAGCCATCGCTATCGCGGCCTTCCTGATCTACAAGTACTGGGGGCCGATCACGGCGTTCTTCGCCGGCCTGTGGCAGACGGTCAAGACCGCGTTCAACGATGCGCTGACCTGGTTCGCTGCCCTGCCGGCGCGCTTTGCGGCTTTCGGCACCGCCATCATCCAGGGGCTGGCCAACGGCATCACCGGCGCGCTCGGCAGCGTGAAGGATGCGATCGTCGGCGCCGCGGATTCTGCGCTCGGCTGGTTCAAGGAGAAGCTCGGCATCCGCAGCCCCAGCCGCGTCTTCATGCTCGCGGGCAACGAGATCAGCAACGGCGCGGCCGAAGGCATTGCCGGCGAACAGCACCGCGTGCGCCAGGCTGCGCTGGGCATGGCGGCTGCAGCCGCGGTCGCCCTGCCCCTTATGGCCGGCGCCGCGGACGCAACGGGACCAGCTACCGGCATCGGCGCAATCACAATGGACCGCCGGCCGCCACTGAGCGCTGCAGCAGCGCCGCGCAGCATGGCCATGGGCGGCGACACGATCAACATCACGATCCAGGCCACGCCCGGCATGGACGCGCAGGCCATCGCCCGAGCGGTGAGCGCCGAGCTGGACCGCCGGCAACGTAGCAGGCGCGCGAGCATGCTCTCGTCGCTGTCAGACATCGATTGAAAAGAAGGACCTACCGACATGATGATGGCCTTCGGGCAATTCGTTTTCAGCCTGGACACGCTGGCTTACCAGGACCTGCAGCGCCAGACGGCGTGGCGCCACCCGAGCAACAGCCGCGTGGGCGCGCGCCCTGCCCGCCAGTTCGTCGGGCCGGGCGAGGAGACCATGAACTTGAGCGGCGTGCTGCTGCCCGGCTTTGCGGGGGACACCGGCTCGCTCGACGAACTGCGCGCCATGGGCGCCGCCGGCGCAGCCTGGCCGCTGGTGGACGGCACCGGCACCGTGTACGGCCAGTTCGTGATCGAGTCACTGAACGAGACGCGCACGCTCTTTCACCGTGACGGCACCGCGCGGCGCATCGAGGTCCAGCTGCAGCTCGCGCGCGTGGACGAAGACCGAGTCGATGCGATCGGCGACAGCGGGCAGGCGCAGGAATGAACGCCCCCCAGCGACACCCCCGGCCGGACTACCGCCTCACGCTCGACGGCCGCGACATCACGCCGGCTGTCGACGCGCGGCTGATCAGCCTGACGCTGACCGAATGCCGCGGCGACGAGGCGGATCAGCTCGACCTGCAACTGGACGACGGCGACGGCGCACTCGAGTTCCCGGCCCGGGGCGTGACCCTGTCGCTCGCGATCGGCTGGGCCGGCGAGCCTCTCGTGGACAAGGGCACCTTCGTGGTCGACGAGGCCGAGCACAGCGGCGCGCCCGACCAGATCACCATTCGCGCGCGCAGCGCGGAACTCGGCGCGAACCTGCGTGACCGCAGGGACCAGAGCTGGCACCGCACGACGCTGGGTGCGATCCTCGACGAGATCGCCCGACGCAACCAGCTCGTGTCGCGCGTGGATGCGCGCCTGTCGGGGCAGGAGGTGGGTCACATCGACCAGACGAACGAGAGCGACATCAACTTCGTCACGCGGCTTGCGAAGCGGTACGACGCGGTGGCGACGGTCAAGAAGAGGCTGCTGGTGTTTCTGCCGATCGAGGGCATGACCACGAGCAAGGGGGATGCCCTGCCCCTCGTCACGCTCACTCGGGCGGACGGTGACACGCACAGGTACCACACCAGCGAGCGGGACGCCTACAGCGGCGTGCGGGCGTACTGGCACGACCCCAGGTGCGCGAACCGTCGATCTGTCCTGGTGGGACTGAGCGGCAATGCCAAGCGGCTGAAGGAGAGTTATGCGACCGAAGCCGATGCGCTTGCAGCGGCGCAGGCGGAATGGAGGCGAATCCTGCGCGGCGCGGCGACCTTCGAGTTGACCCTGGCCATCGGGCAAGCCTTGCTCGCCCCTCAGACACCGGTGCGCGTTCGAGGATTCAAGCCACAGATCGACAACACCGAATGGCTAAGCGTCAAGACCGCCCATCGTCTTGGGGACGGCGGGTACACAACGCGCGCCGAGTTGGAAACTTCCGCCGCGAACGAGAGCCTCGACGCGACGGGGAACTGACTATTGCTCTGCCACCGGCGGCGTTGGTCCTGCTCTCGCCGACCTCTGAATCAATGCTCCTCATTCCTGGAAGCCAGGCTGAACAGACCCCAGACGGCGCCGAGCCCAGTGACTGGCCAGACCAAGGCCATTCCCAAGGCCTTCGCAAACGCCTCCTTGTTTCGTGCGCCTATCTCAGCGTTCGCGCGGCGGACACCTGCGTTATAGGTCCTCTTTTCCCGCAGGATGCGCTGCGCTTGACCCCCGCCCAATTCAGACAGCGCGCCAATCGAGGCTGATTCGTCCCCCGGCCCAAAAACGATTTCTTCTCTCACCTGAGGTAATTCAGATTCCTCGGGCCGCAAAAAAATAGCCCATGCGACGCCCACAAACATCCAAGCGATGCCACCCCACCTCAACCATGCCCACAGCCGCCTCAACTCAGGGGCCCACGAAGCGAGGCCGTTCCATAGGAGAGCGACGACAGATCTAAGTGAAGCGAACACGGTGCCTCCTTGCCTCGTTGAAGCCAGGGCTCGTCGGACTTCGATGATCGCCCAATCTAACTCAAATGCCCTCATTCGGCGTCCACTCTGCGAATGACCCAACGCTGGTGCTTTGCCAGAGCGTACAGGTCGCGGAAACGCGAGGGCGCCGAGACGGGCTCCACATCCGCACACATGCCCGCAACTGGGCCGCACAGGCTTTCCACGCGATCAGGGTTCAGGTCTCTGTTGGCGGAGTTGTCCGTCATGAGACGCCTTTTGCAGTTCTGCCACAAAAGCACTCGATGTGCCGATGGGCATTGCCGGCATCTACAGCAAGTGGCGCAGTCCGGACGGCAGCGAGCTGTTCTCTTTGCTGGCGAAGTAGCGGCCGCCCCGTCTCAAACATCGCGGCGAGACCAACGACTCTTTGAAACATGCCACCCCAAGGGCTTCACCACCAAGAGTTGGAGACCGCGTGCGCTCGGGCTACAGAAGCTTCCCGGGAATTCCGACCTACAATTTGATACAAGAACAATTGAGGAGAATTTTCGAGTGTCCGACGAAGAAGCGATCAACAAACTAGTTGCCACCCTCAAGAAATTCAAGCCGGGTACGCCACTCAAGCACTACATCACTCACGCCACGTTTCCCAAGTTCAAGAGCATCGAACCGGGAACGCGGGTGGACTTCGACTTCCCCCTCACTGCTCTTGTCGGTGCCAATGGCAGCGGCAAAAGTTCGCTGTTGCACGCTCTCTGGGGCATGCCGTTCAACTACAGCACGTCCAAGTTCTGGTTTGCCACGAAATTGGACCCCATCGAGGGTCCTAGATCCGATCCACAGCGCTATTTCTACGGCCATTGGAACGAGACTTTCGGCGGAATCGTCGAAACTCGAAAAGCGCGCATCGGTACCAAGCAAGACTACTGGGAACCATATCGGTGGAGCAAGGCCGACGGCATGGCTCCGATGGCCAAAGGGGACTATGAAGGGAAGTCAAAGGACCGTTGGAATCCTGTACGGCGAAAGGTGGTGTACGTCAATCTCAAGGCCACCTTCGGGTCGTTCGATCGATACTTCTTCTTCGACGAGTTCTCCAAGGGCGGCGACAAGAGGGAGGTGATGAGGCTTGAGGCGGCCCGCCTGAAACGCATCAAAGCAGACAACCGGCAGAGCTACAAGCTTGGGGGAGTCACGGAAAGCCTATTTGAAAACCGTGACCTGACGGAAGACGAACTGAAGGCAGTTTGTCATATCTTGGGCAGAACTTACGAGTCGGCCAGACTCATTCGCCATTCGCTTTATCCGGGCTCTCGTGGGCGAGATCTCAGTGTCGTGTTCCGCCGAGGCTCGGAGTACTCCGAGGCCTTTGCGGGTAGTGGCGAAATCGCTGCGGTCAGCGTGGTTGTGGACTTGCTGGAAGCGCCGGAGTACTCGCTCATCCTCCTGGATGAACCCGAAACTTCGCTGCATCCAGGCGCACAGCGTGCCCTACTTCGGTTTTTGCTGGAGCAGATCAAGTTAAAGCGACATCAAGTGGTCGTTTCGACGCACTCGAGCGAGTTCCTGGATGGCCTGCCGCATGATGCCATCAAAGTGTTCGAGGACAACGGCAAGATGCAAGCACGGATCCTGCCACGCAGTTCTCCGGCCGCTGCTTTGCAGCGACTTGGCAAGGTTCCAAACAACAAGCGACGCGTACTCGTCGAAGATGAGATCGCCAAATTGATCGTCCTTCAGGCTGCCAAGGGCCTCGACAAGGGCGACGCGGCCTCGCTTGAGGTCAAGGTGAATACGGGCGGCGCGTCGTACATGCTGAAGTTCTCGGGTCCAACTGCAATGGATGCGGGTCAGGACCTGTTCTTGATGCTGGACGGGGATCAGAAGCGGGTCGCGGCATTCACCGACCCACAGAGCGTCCCTCCGGAAGCACATGACGGCCTCGGTGCCGTACTCAATGACGAACTCGGTGTCGACCCGGTGTTCGCCATTCCTGGTGGAAACGACTCTGCAGGGCACAAAGCGGCGAAGATTCAGGCGCAGTTGGAGTATCTCGACTGGCTCCGCAAGCACGTCGCTTTCTTGCCCAGAAAGTTGCCGGAACATATCCTCCTAGAGGCCCTAGACCCGGGCAAGAACCACGCGGCCACAAACTCAAAAGACACCAAGATCGCATTCAAGAATTTTCTCGCGGAAGGGTCTGATGTGGGCGAGCCCTCTGCAAGAGAGATCGTCGCATGGGCCAAGTTGAAAGTCGGCAAGATCCCTTCCGACAACGCAGACCTCACTTCTATTCGGCAGCAACTCACGACTTGGCTGCATGGTTGACGCCGCGCCACACCTACCGCGACCACCGATACCCTACATTTGATCCCGCAACAACAATTTGCCCCCATGCCCCCCCGCACGACCGACCTCCCCCTTGACGATGCAACTGCCATGACCGCCATCGATCTGTTCAGCGGGTGCGGCGGCCTAAGTTTGGGTTTGCAGCGTGCCGGATTCAGGGTCGACGCCGCCGTGGAAATCGACGCCAAGGCCCAAGAGACGTACAAGCTCAATCACCCCCTGGTCAAGTTGTACGAGCAGGACATCCGCAAGTTGGATCCGGCAAAGGTGCTGAACGACGTCGGCTTGAAGCCAGGCGAACTCGATCTACTCGCCGGCTGCCCGCCTTGCCAAGGCTTCTCGAGGCTGCGGACCAAGAACCAAAAGACTTCGGTCGAAGACGATCGAAACAGCCTGGTGCGTGACTTCATGCGCTTTGTGAAGGTCATGTGTCCGAAATCCATCATGCTCGAGAACGTTCCCGCACTCGCCCGGGATGGTCGCTTTACGCGAATGCGCAACGAATTGGAGGGGCTCGGCTATCGGGTTTTGGTGGACGTACTGGACGCCGCTGAGTACTCAGTCCCTCAGCGACGTAAACGCCTCATCATGCTGGCGTCCAGGGTGCATCTACCGGTGCTTGCTGCGAAATCTGCTGCTCGCGTCACTGTTCGCCAGGCCCTACAGGGCATCGAGGCGCCATCGACATCGAAGGACAAGCTTCACGCACTTCCTGAAAATCGCTCGGCAGCGGTGCGCGAACTCATTGCCCGCATTCCGAAAAACGGAGGTAGCCGCCAAGACCTCGGTGAAGAGGACCAATTGGAATGCCACAAGCGCAGCGACGGCTTCAAGGATGTCTATGGGCGCATGGCTTGGGACCAGGTCGCGCCCACCATCACGAGCGGTTGTCATAACCCGTCCAAAGGCAGGTTCCTACATCCGTCGCGCAATCGCACCATCACATTGCGGGAAGCGGCACTGCTGCAGGGCTTTCCCCCGGACTACAAGTTCAACGTGTCACATGGGAAAGAGGCGATTGCCCTCATGATCGGAAACGCGCTGCCGCCGCCGTTCATCACGGCGCAAGCACGGGCCCTTCGTGATGGGATGCTCGCCGCGAACTAGCATGGCTAATCTATCGAGTGTAGAGGGTCTGCGCGCCGAGGGCCTGACTCCTCAACAGGCGGCGGCAGCGGCAGACCGTTCGAATGCCATCCTGTGCATTGCCTGTGCCGGGTCCGGAAAGTCGCAGACACTTGCGTACAGAATTGCAAGACTGATCTCCGAGGGTGTGCCGGCGACCTCCATCGTCGCAATCACCTTTACCGAAAAGGCAGCCGATTCCATCAAGCGGCGCGTCGCCAAGGTACTGGCGAAGACCGGCTACAGCCCGAGTCTGATCGGTCAGATGTATGTCGGCACCATCCACGCGTTTTGTCAGAACGTTCTCGGCGACGCAGACGCCGTGTACCGGCAGTACGACGTGCTGGACGACAACAGGTTTACGCTTTTCCTGATGTCTCGGTACCCTGAGTTGCACATTCAACCCTTGCGTGCGCGGCTCAAGAACAGCCCTTACTTCGAGACGCTCGAAGAGGTTCAGCATGCCTGGAACGTCTATCGAGACGAGGGCATCTCGCTTCAGGCGATCGCACGTTTGGACGGCGAGGTTGCGCAAACGCTGTTGGCGATCGAAGAATGCCTGCGACGTGACCAGTTCATCGATTTTGCATCGATGGTCCGACTGGTTGCTGACAAAGCGAAGCACGATGAGCGCGTCAAGGCGCGGCTCGGACGGATCCGACATCTGTTGGTCGATGAATACCAAGACGTGTCCGGCTCGCAGGAGGAGCTCGTTGGAGCCATTCACTCCCTCGGCGCCGAGATTTTCGTTGTCGGGGACGATGACCAATCGATCTACGGCTTTCGAGGAGCGCACGTATCGAACATCCTTCACTTCTCGAATCGCTACCCCAACGCGGTCGAGCACGTCCTGGACACTAACTTCCGCAGCACCCGTGCCATTGTGGCCGCCTCGAACAGTTTCGTCGCCGCACAGCTCGGACCCATGCGCCTGCACAAGGAGCCGAAAGAGCATGTCGACCTCGAGCCCAACCATCTTCTTGCTCACCACTTCGACACTCGCGAAGAAGAAGCGGACTGGGTAGCGGACCGGATTCGGACGTTGATGGGTACGGAGTACCGTCAAGCGGACGGCACTGTCCGGGGCCTCACCGCGGCGGATTTCGCGATTCTGATGCGCTCTACCAGGACGGGTGAGGGCGAGGCTCGGACAGCGCGACATCTACCGTTCACCAGTCGGCTCGAAGCGCTGCAGATCCCATACACGTTGAACGCCGGCGGATCAGCATTCGATCGCCCCACTGTCGCAGCGCTGCGCCAGACATTCATGGTCCTGGGCGAAGGCGCAATATCTCGGCCGCAAGCGAAGGACCTGATCGACACCTACATTCGGCCGGCGTTCCCCAGGGCGAACGAAGGCAAAGTCTTCCAGGTGCTGTCGGACTGGGGTCGCCGCATACATGCTCCCATGGGAGCGACGCGCCAAAGACTGTTCCCCCAAGCCCTTCTATTGGATCTCCTAGAAGCCTTCAACGTCGCCGGGACCGCGTTCTCCGATGACACGATGCGCGACATAGGTTTGTTCAGCCGAATGCTTCAAGACGTGGAAAGCGTGTACCTGAGCATTGACAGCAGCAAACGTTTTGGGGGGATCGTGTGGTTCCTCAAACAGGTCGCCGAAGGGGGCTACAACCTCAGCACCGAGGATGTCGTCACAAGGCCTGACAAGGTGACCGTGTCGACCGTCCACCAGGTAAAGGGGCTGGAGTTTCCTGTTGTGTTCGTCGTTGACGTTGTGCCTGGCCGCTTCCCCGGGAAGCGCTCTAGCTATCGAGGCTTCCTGCCCGCGGAGCTTCTGGCCGATGCGATCGCGCGAGGGGCATACGAGAACACACCTCAAGCAGAAGCCAGACTTTTCTATACGGCGCTCACACGCGCGGAGCGGTTCCTTTACGTCACCGGCGCGGCGCAGCTTCCCGGCGGCAAGCGGACGAACAAGCAGTCAACGTTCGCCGCCTCGCTCGCAGATCGGGCGCTCGTCAAGGATCCGTTGCATCTTCCTGAGGGGCTGCAAAAGGCCCCCCCAAGACAGAAAGAGGACGAGTCCACCCTGCCGACCTCGTTCAGTGACATTCGATACTACCTTCACTGCCCAATGGACTATCGGTTCAGAAAGGGCTTCGGATTCAGCCCGCCAGTGCCCGAGTTGTTCGGCTATGGAAGGGTTGTCCACGTCGCGATTGAGAAACTGCACGAGCAGTTCCTGCAGGGCGCGCCGACGGCTGAGGAAGCGTCCCAGGTCGCCTCGGACCACTTTCACCTAAAGCACATCGCGCCGAGCCGCGACCCGGAGAACCGTCCGGGTGCGTACGAACAGGCGAAGAAGAAAGCTCAGCAGATCGCTTCAGAGTATGTGGCGCAGTACTCGAGCGACTTCACGCACCAGCGCCAGGTGGAAGTACGGTTCGAAATTCCTGCTCAAGACTGCCTCATCACAGGCTCCATCGACCTGCTCATGAAGTACGGGTCGTCCGGCGAGGTCTTGGAAGCCCACGTCGTCGATTTCAAGACGATGGACGGAGGTGAGAACCCCATTGAATCAGAGAAGCTCGATTGGAGAGCCCTCTCCCTCCAGGTGCAGTTGTACGCCAAAGCAGCGCGGGAAGTGTTCGGCGAAAACGCGGCAACCGGATCCATCCATCTGCTCAAGGACAATCAACGCATCCAGGTACCGATCGATGATGCAGCCGTGAACGCGGCCGTCGCCAATGTTGAATGGGCAGTGCGAGGAATCATCGCCCACGACTATCCGATGAGGCCGGAGCCAGACAAGTGCGCCTCATGCGACTTCGGCCGTCTCTGTCCCAAAACACGTCAGGAGTTCCGCGCCGGCGCCGGCCTGCCGCCCCCGATTTCAACTCCAGCCGGAGCGATCCGGGCGGCGGCATGCTGAAAAGGAATCATGTCCATGGTGGACAAGATCTCACTACTCCAGCGCAGCGCGAACATGGCTGCCGTGCGATCGAAGAATACCGAGATCGAGCAGACAGTCAGGTCGATTTTGCATGGGCTCGGCCTGCGCTTTCGGCTCCACGACAAAGCACTCCCTGGATCTCCCGATATCGTCCTACGTAGGCACGCGACTGTCGTGATGGTACACGGGTGCTTTTGGCACGGACATGGGTGTTCGCGAGGGAAGCCCCCGTCGAGTCGAAGCGATTTTTGGCTTCCCAAGCTCCAAGGCAATAGAAGGCGCGACCGCAGAAACGCAGACGCGCTACGTCGTCTGGGGTGGCGAGTCATCACCGTATGGGAATGCGAAAGCAAGAACCGAGCGAAGCTCGAGCACCGACTAGCAAGACTATTTCGGATAGATGATCAACGGAAAGGCCCGCGTCAATGTTCTTGAGGAATCAGCAGTACACGCGAGCAGACATTCGACGGTTGATTGGGCTTCCCGCAGCCAAGGGCGGCGCATGGGCAACCGGCCATGTGCGACACGGTGGGGAGCACTTCATCTTCTGCGGAATTGACATTCCAGGTCGCACGGGACAGAACTACAACAACCGATTCGATAGCGAGGTCCTTGTTTGGCACCCACGCGGCAATTCCAATGCCGCTGCACCAGTTTTCGCAGAGCTAGTCTCAGGCGTTCCCACCGTTCACGTTTTCTACCGCACGCGCGATCGCGACCCGTTCACCTATGCCGGCGTCGGGAAGCCGACGAGCCTCACGCAAGGGCCGCCCATAGAGGTTCGTTGGGCATTTGAGGAAAGCATCGCCTTGCTGCCTGAGGAAGTGCCAGACGGCCAAGAAATAGTAGAGGGCGCCAAAAGGCAGATCACAGTGAACGCCTACGAGCGCGACCCAACTGCCAAGCCGCGGTGCATCAAAAAGTGGGGAACTCTTTGCGTTGTCTGCGCTTTCGACTTCCAGGCCGTGTACGGAGAATTGGGCAAGGGATTCATTCACGTGCATCACCTTAAGCCCCTGAGCAGCATCGGCGAAGAGTACGTGTTAGATCCGGAGAACGACCTCCGCCCTGTTTGCCCCAACTGTCATTCGATGCTTCATAGGAAGAAGGACACCATGTCGATCGACGAGTTGATAAATGCGCTCAAGCTCCGTTTCGACAAAGCATTTGTCCCAGTCGCAGGAGTCGACAATCCGCGGATTTAGCGCTCTATCTGCGTTCGCAAGAAATCAGCGAGTTTGTAGCGACCGGCTCCCTTCGACTGCCTGGTTAGAATGATGCGCTCGTCAAATGTGCCCGTCGTGAACTTCGTGACGTACCGCGCTTCTATCCGCAGGGCGTCAGGTCCATCCTCGGGCTGAGGTTCGACAAACCGAATGCCACTTGAAAGTGTCCTGACCGGCACCCCCGCTGTTCCCATGTGCTTTATGTACTCTTCATACAGGCGGTCGGGCGGGTGTGTCTGCAGAAAGGCGCGGGTCGCCTCTCGTCCGATTTCGGCGGTATCGCCCGAGTGAAACGCAGAAAGAATGCCCGCCGAATAGCTCCTGGCCGCGCTGAGTTCCTTCTCAGCAAACTCCTTGGCACGCCGCTCATTTGCCTGCTGCGGGGTTTCTATACTTGTCGATGGCTCTGCCTCGTCCGAGATCGATGACCGCTCCGAGGTTCGCAACTCCCCTAGCGATCCAGCAGATTCACCACCCCTAGCGCTAGCCGGCTCTGATGGCTCTGGCGAATTCTTTCGAGTCGAAGAAGGCTGGGCGGAATGTTGCGCCATGGGCATCTCACCTGTGCGGTTCGCAGCCACCGGCGAAGAGACGGGATCTCCAAGGCCAGTCAGGATCCGAAGGCCGCGAACGTATCCGTCGAAGTAGTTGTTCACGATGTTTGTTGTTGACCCGGTTGAGACTGAGCCGTTGGCGACCACAACCGGACCACCGTCGCTGTGAATGCCACCTTCTATATGGGGTCCTGCACCAGTTCCGCCAGAAGGCTTCAGCGCAGATATCAAAGGCGGAATTGCGGCGATAAGCGCCGCGAAAACAGGGACCCACACCACAGCGCGGTTTGCCATGTTCCCTCCTGCAAGCCACGACTCGCGTTGCACGCCTCGCGTCATTCAAGGCAATGAGCGCATCGTCTGATCCGGCTTGTCGTTCATCTTGATGCTTACCGCTTGCACTTTCCTCCCCAATCTGAATGAATCACAAAAAGACAGGAAGCCCTAGCAACGACGAAAAAGATTGGTGAAGCGTCACTCAGGCAGGCGTGGATGCGTTGCGAGGCGAAATGCAGCCTCAGGCGGCCTTTGATTGCGCGAGCGAAGAAAGGACCCTCCGGGCGGCGGCTCGGCCTTCTTCGTCGGAGTGCTTGTAGTTTTCGACCAGCGCAGCCTCGTCCGACGTCAGCGCGTTCGACGGTGCCGGCGTCCGCTGCCCCGTAACGACGTAAAGGACGTCGACACCGACTTGTGCAACGAGGGCGAGGAACTCGGCGTTTGGCGCTGCGGCACCCTTCTCCCATTGGATCTGGGTGCGTTTAGACGCGTCGCCAATGGCGGCGAAATCGGCTTGGCTGAGACCTAGCCGCTCCCGCTCTTCTTTCAGGCGAGCGCCGACAAAGGTGCGCAATTCATCACCCTTAGGCATTGACTGGTGCATTAATATGCACTAGATTCTTCGGCACAGTGCAGTTTTCTGTTTCACAGAGCATATCCGGTGCATATCTATGACGAAGCCTCAACGCCGCGCCCCCAATGGCGTTCTCACGAGCAAACCAATCCCCCTGCGCCTTTTGCCTGCCGAACGGGTTCGCATCGAAGAATTCGCCAAGCGTGAGCAACGCTCGCTTGCGTCGGTGTGCAGGCTGGCGCTTCTGCGCGGCCTCGCGCATTGCGAGCACACCGGGTCGCTGACCACCTGAGATCGTTTTCACAACCTCGGCCGAAGAGCGGGTACCGCCGCGGCCGCCAACCAGGGAGCTAACCAAATGGCGAACGCCATCCTCACCTTTGAGAACGTCGACTTCGACGTCGTCGACATCCACAACGTGCCATGGCTAAGGGGCTTGCAAGTTGCAAGTGCCTTGGGGTACTTGAACCCCGCTGCCGACGTCACCAATCTCTACACCCGCAACGCCGACGAGTTCAGCGAGGACATGACCCAGATCCTCGACCTGCCTACCGCCGGCGGCATCCAACCCGTCCGCATCTTCAGCCCGCGCGGCTGCTACCTCCTCGCCATGCTCGCACGCACCGAGCGTGCCAAAGCCTTCCGTCAATGGGTCCTCGATGTGCTGGAGGGCCGCGTACTGCCGCATGAGGTACGCCCCACCACGGTCGGTCAGCGGATCTCGCTGCACAAGCTGCGCTCGACGCTGCTTCGCGAACTGCAGCAGGCCACGGCCCCAGGGCTTCGGACAGCCATTCACCAACAGCTTCAACAGGTCTCCCGTCTGCTGGCAATGCCTTGCCCCTCCATGGACGAGATCGGCCGCACGTTGAGGCAGCCCGGCCTACAAGGAATCTGACGACGCTCGACATTGCTTTTGCTCTCCCCGGAAGTTCGACATGTATCCCGACCCGAAACGTGTGCGCGACCATCGCGTCACCCTGTGCCTGGACGACTACGAGCACGCCCTGCTCGTGGCGCTCGCCAACTACCAGGGCGAGCAGCTCGGCAAGCTGCTCCGCACACTGGCACTGCGCCAGGCCGAGCAGCTGCTGGACGTGGGCAGCAGTGTCGAACCCGCGGCGGCATAAAGCCATGTGCTTTTGCGCAGACTAAAAGCAGCGGATCGCCATGCCGGAGCTTCAGGTGACGCTGACCGATGCCGAGCGCGAGCTGTTCGAGCGGGTGCGGGTGCAGCAGGGCCTTGCATCGATCGACCAGGTCGTTGAATGGCTGGCGAAGAGCCGGCTGCGGCAACTGGTGCGGCAAGGCACCGGCAGCCCGCGCGCTCTGCACTTGGTGCCGCGCAATCAACCGAGGGATGAGGCATGAGGTTGCGCTGCCCCCACTGCAACAGCGTCAGCGCCATCCTGACGTCGGAGGCCGTCTCGTCGACGGTGACGCGGCACTACGTAGTGTGCAAGAACATCAATTGCGGGCACTCGTGGCGCGCGACGACGGAGGCGGACATCACGCTATCTCCGTCCGCGATCCCGAATGCGACGGTGGTGCTGCCGCTGTCGGCGCACATCCGCCGCGACGTGATCATGGCGCAGCTACGCGGCCCCACGACCAGCGAGTACGAGCCACGCCGGCCGCAGCCGTACACGCGCGACCTGTTCGCGACTGACGGGCCTTCATAGCCGGTCGGGGCTCCTTCCCTTTTCACCAATCCACCCCTGCGGTGCCTGTTCGGAGGCTCTGCGGGACTCGCTCAGCCTGGAGGTTTTCAACATGAACGAACTGGCACCTGGAACTCACAACGCGCCGCCTCACACACCTCGTCCGCTGTATTTGGCTTCTGCCGGTCACGAATGGCAGCGCCGTTTCGGCCCCTCGGATACCGACGCCTACGCTGGCGTTCCGTCGTCGGATCGCCAGGATCCCAGCGACACCCACAGCTCGCCGCTGGGTGGTGCCATCGTCTTCCGAGACGCCGGCGTCGATCTGGCAGAACTGCAAATCTCAGTTGGCAGATGGACGGACGCCAAACTCACGCTGCGGCTCGACCCCAACGCGCTGCGCGAACTAGCCGCCCGCTTGCTGGACGCAGCGCACGACATTGAGTGCGCCCCAGCCACGGTCCTCGCCCCAGCCACCCGGACGGAGGACAGGAACTCGTGAGCGCCGGGCAACAGATTCCGGTGCAGCGGCTCGACCTGCGCCATACACGAGGCGGGTGACGCGATGGCCGATCTTCTGGACGACATCGCCGCGCGGCTGACACAGGACTACCAGTTCAAGCTGAAAGCCGGCGGCAAGTACCTGCAGGAAGGCGTATGTCCCCAATGCGGCGACCAGTCGATGTGGACCTACGCGGCGAGCCCCTGGGTGGTGCGGTGCCAGCGCAACAACAACTGCGGCTACGAGGCGCACGCAAAGGAGCTGTACCCGGATCTGTTCGAGAGCTGGACGGATCGGTTTCAGAAGCCTGAGGAGGTCAAGCCCGCGGAGCAGCGCAACCCCAACGCCGCGGCGGATGCCTACCTGCGGCTCGGCCGCGGCTTCGACCTGGCGCTGATCCAGGGCCTGTACACGCAGGAAACGTATGCGGACCCGCGCGCCGACCAGGGGCGCGGCGCGAGCAGCAGCACGGTGCGCTTTCAGGTGGGCGTGACCTGGTGGGAGCGGATCATCGACCGGCCGCAGCGCTTCGGGAAGAAGAAGGCGCACTTCAAGGCGGGAGCTATGCAGGGCACTGGTGGGCGATGCCTTCACTGTCGTTCAAGGCGCCAGCGGAGGCCTCGCCGGAATCGGTGCTGTCCGACGCGCTGCAGAAGGCCATGCGCGCCGCGGGCACCGACAACCCGGGGGTGCCTACGCAGCAACCGCCACCGGCCGAGCTCTGGCTGGTGGAGGGCATCTTCGACGCAATCGCGCTGGCGCACCACGGCATTGCGGCCGTCGCGCTGCTGAGCTGCAACAACTACCCCGAGAAGGCGCTGGCCGCGCTGGAAGCCGTCATCGCGGGCCAAGATGGGCAGGTGGCCAGGCCTCTGCTGATCTGGGCGCTGGATGGCGACAAGGCGGGCCGGGACTTCACGCTCAAGCATGTGGCGCGGGCGCGCGAGGCCGCGTGGACTTGCGCCGCCGCGCAAATTCCGCAGCGGGGCAAGGCCAAGGCTGACTGGAACGACCTGCACCAGCGCGGCCGCCTCGAGGAGGCGGACCTGCAGCGCTACCGGCACGAGGGCGCCCTGCTGCTGGCCGCCACGGCGCAGGAGAAGGCGCTGCTGATTTACGGGCACACCGGGCGAGCGGAATTCGACTTCGACTACGGCAACCGGCTCTGGTGGTTCAAGCTGGACCTGGACCGCTACGGCAAGGCGCGGGACGCGCTGCGTGATGCGATCAAGGAGGGGCGCGAGAGCGAACTGGACGAGGACGAGCAGCGCGACAAGGCCTTGCTGGAATCACATACGCTGCAGCAGATCGCCAACTGTCACCCGCAGGCGCTGTACTACCAGCGCAACGAGGTGACAGACGAGGCCTGGTACTACTTCCGGATCTCGTTTCCGCACGACGGGCCGGCGGTCAAGGGCACCTTCACCGCGGGGCAGCTCACGACGTCGAGCGAGTTCGAGAAGCGGCTGCTGCACATGGCGCCGGGCGCGATGTTCAGTGGCAACAGCCAGCAGCTCAAGAAGATCCTGCAGTGGCAGCTCGATCATCCGAAGGAGGTGCAGACCGTAGATTTCGTGGGTTACAGCGCGCAGCACAGGACCTACCTGCTCGGCAAGGTGGCAGTTCGCGGCGGTCAGATCCACCAAGTGAATGCGGAGGACTACTTCGACATCGACAAGCTGTCGATCAAGTCGCTCCAGAAATCCATCAAGCTGCGGATCAACGCGGACCGCGAAGGCTACGACCGCAGTTGGCAGCGGCACCTGTGGGCGGCGTTCGGGGCCAAGGGGTACATCGCCCTCGCCTTCTGGTTTGGCAGCCTCTTTGCCGAGCAGGTTCGCGCAGAACAAGAGAGCTTTCCGTTTCTGGAGATCGTGGGCGAACCGGGGTCGGGCAAGACGACGCTGATCCAGTTCCTGTGGAAGCTGTTTGGGCGGGACTACGAGGGGTTCGATCCGTCGAAGTCGACGGCGGCGGGCCGGCTGCGCACGTTCACGCAGGTGAGCAACCTGCCGATCGTGCTGATCGAGTCGGACCGCGAGACGAAGAGCGGCGGCCAGGCGCATGTGAAGTCGTTCGACTGGGACGAGCTGAAGGATGCGTACAACGGCAACAGCATTCGCACGACGGGCGTGCGGACGGGCGGCAATGAGACCTACGACCCGCTGTTCAAGGCGTCGATCGTCATCAGCCAGAACAACCAGGTGAGCGCCTCGCAGGCGATCATGGAGCGAATCTGCCACATGACTTTCGACACGCGCGGCTTCACGCCGGCGAGCTACGAGAGCGCCAAGGCGCTGGAGAAGGTGGAGATCGAGCAGGTCAGCGGCTTCATCCTGGCGGCGCTGCGGCGTGAGGCGGAAGTGATGGCGGAGCTGGCCGGCACGCACGACGAGCAGATCCAGTTTCTGCTGGCGCAGGACGGGATCTACAAGCCGCGCATCGCGAAGAATCACGCGCAGTTGCTGGCGATGGCCAGCGCGATGCGCCGCGTGGTGTCGCTGACCGACGAGCAGTTCGACCAAGTGCGCAACCAGGTCGTGGCGATGGCGCGCGAGCGGCAGGCGTCGATCAATGCCGACCACCCGCTGGTGCACGAGTTCTGGGAGGCCTTCGACTACCTCGACGGCCTGGGCGTGACCACGCTCAAGGGCGAGCACTTCGAGCGGCCGCTGCTGAACCACAGCCGCGACGAGCAGCAGATCGCGGTGAACCTGAACGAGTTCGTCGAGAAGGCCAGCGCGCACCGGCAGCAGGTGCCGCTGCTGGGCGATCTGAAGAAGGTGCTTCGCACCAGCAAGAAGCGACGGTTCGTCGACATCAAGTCGGTGAACAGCGCCATCCGCGTGCGCAGCGACGACAGCCAGGAGGTGCCGAAGACGGTGCACTGCTGGGTGTTCGAGCGCGGCGCGCGGGTGCAGTGATTTCATCAACCACAACCACAGGGAAGGACTGGTATGCGTGCGTTTTTCGTGAAGGTGATCGATGCGAACGGGGTGTTCTACCGCTACACGCAGCTCGCTGTGTCGTGCGCGGCGGCGGAAGGGATGGCGTTCGACCGGTTTGGCGGGGTGCGGCTGCTGAGCGTGCGGAGGACGCTGTGAGCGCGGCGCGGGTGACCTTGCCTTCGCTGGGCGTGAAGGACAAGGGATTTCGGTACCGGACCGCGGTGGACACGGATATCCGCAGGACGTTTGCGCGCGTGAAGCGCGAGCGGGCCGAGGCGCTGCGCGATGCCGAGACGGGGCAAGGCCGGCTGGATCTGGGGACGGTGGTGCCGATGCCGGCGCGAGCCGGTAGATGACGTGGGCCGTGTCACCGGCCCGAATTTTTCAACTGCAGGGAGAGAACTACATGGACACGTTTCTTCAGAAGCTCGGCGCGCGGAAGCCGTTCATCCTGGCGCTGACCGGCTACCCGGATGTCGGCAAGGACACGGTGGCGCAGGTGCTGGCGCCGCGACATGGCTTTGCGAGCATCGCCTTCGCCGACGCTCTGCGGCGCGAGGTGTCGGAGGCCTGGCGCATCGACCAGCGCATGCTGACGCATCGGCCGACCAAGGAGCTGCCGATTCCGGCGCTGGCGGCGGGCATGTGTAATGTGCCGGGCTTCATGCATTGGTGTGTGGACAGCGGCGAGAGCCTGGTCGAGCCGCGCAGCCCGAGGTGGGCGCTGCAGCGCTGGGCGACGTATCAGCGGCGGTTCAACCAGAGCTACTACGCCGACATCGTGGACCGCTGGATCAGGCGGCAGATCGGCATCGGGTGGAAGCGCATCGTGGTCACCGACCTGCGCGACCAGGTCGAGGAGCGGGTGCTGCGCGGGCTTGAGGCGCATGTAGTTCGGGTGCACCGCCCGGATGCCCGGCCGCTCGCGGCGGATACCGCGGCGCATGCGAGCGAGCAGCATCTGCGCATCAAGGCCGATGCAGACATCGTGAACGATGGGAGCCTGGAGACGCTGGCGGCGGCGACGCTGCAAGTGGTTGCCGAGCTGGCCGGTGGCGCGGGCGTATCGACATGAAGTGCCCTGCCTGTACCAGCCCTGAGCAACGGGTCATGAGCACGCGCTCGGCGCACTCGAAGGTGGTGCGCCTGCGCAGCTGCGATGCGTGCGGGCACCGATGGACCACGGTGGAGCTCGACGCCCAGAATCTGACCCGCATGGAGTCCGCGATGACCGCGATCCGCTCCTTTGCGAGGCTTTCGAAGGAAATCGACGATGCCGCGGCCACGCACGGTTAACCGGAAGATTCCCGACCTGCCGCGGGGCATGCGGAAGGTCGGGAGCAAGTGGTACTGGCGCGGCACCGACGGGCTGACGAAGGAGATCCAGCAGCGGCTGCAGGCCGCGGGGATGTCCATGTGCTGTGGCGACACGCCGGTGGCGGCGCGCCTGTGGTGGGAGAAGCACATTTCGCCTGCTCTCGTGGCCACGGTGCCCGAGTACGAGATCGTAGGTACGGTGGAGGAGCTGATTCGCAAGTACGTGGGTGATGAGCTGCCCAAGTTCACGCGGGCGGAAACGAAGAAGGAATACCAGGGTCGCATCCGCCGGCTGCGGCCGGCCTTCGGCTCGAAGCGGTATCCGAAGACGGAGGCGCAGGGCCTGGTGGTGGGGTATCTGAGCGCGGTGACCATCACGCAGCACCTTCACGACAACCGGGAACGGGCCGCGTCGGCCAACAAGGACATCCAGCTGCTGTCGAGGATCTTCCGGCTGGCGCGGGTGCGCTGGGGCCTGACGACGTTCAACCCGTGCGAGGGCATCGAGTACCTGCCCGAGGCACCGCGCACGCAGTACGTGAGCGACAAGCGGTACGCCGACATCTATGCGGCGGCCAGCCCGGTGCTGCAGTGCATGCTGGAGATCTCGACCCAGACGGGCGCGCGCGAGGGAATGATCTTCGACATCCGGATCGGGGACTTCGACGAGCACCAGCTCGAGCTGCGGGTGACGAAGAAGCGCAACGAGCTGGGGCACACGTCGAAGACCTACACGATGACGCCGGACCTTTGGAGGGCGCTGCGCCGGGCGCTCGAGCTGCGGAAGAGGAACCGCGGCGGCGCTGCCAGCCTGCCGAGCGACTTCCTGTTCATCACGAAGCACGGCAAGCCGTACGGGAAGGAAGCCTTCAAGAGCCTGTGGCGGGCAGTGCGCGTGAAACTGAAGCTCGGGCCGCGGGAGATCACCTTCCACGACATGCGGGCGAAGGCGGCTTCGGATTCTGTTTCGGATGTGGCCGCACAGGAGCTACTGCATCACGAGGACGTGAAGGTCACGAAGCGGGTGTACCGGCGGAAGGTGCCCTCTTCCACCCCGCTGCCCTCGGCGATCGGGGGGCGCGAGAAGGGCTGA